TGGCGGTATATGGCGAACCGGTGCTGACTGCCATTTTGGATGGCAGAATTGTGATAGTAGGATTCGCCATATTTTATTCTGCTTTGCTGAGGGTTTCGAGGATGGCGTCGACTTCGGTGGCTGGCATAGTGGCCAAGTGCTCGGCGGTCAGGTCTTCGTTTCCAGCTTGATGGTTTTCATTTGCCCGCGCCGCTCGTACATCACCGTGGTGACGCCGAGTTCGCGGAGCATGTTCAGTGCCGCCTCGTAGGTGGCGCGGTCGACCTTGCCGACGGCACCGTGCACATATACGGTGGTGCTTGTGAGGTGGTCGATCGCAATGATCCCGATGTACGGCCGGCGCGCCTCATAACCGCCAGGCTCGGCGTACACGCGGATCGTCGAGGCCTTGCGGGCCATGTGCAGATGGGTCATCGCGGTCGGCCCGTAGTTATTGCTTGGCGCGCGAGCGCTTTGCGGGCACCGGCGCTTCGCCGTCCGCTGGGGCGGTCCAGCCTTCCGACGTCGAGACCTCGATCAGGTCTTCGTCGGCAGTCTCGATCTCCGCACCGGCCTCGAAGTGCTGCACCTCGACGCCTCGGTGAGCCCAGCTAAAGTTTTTTTGAGCGATCAGTTTCATTGCTGCTCCAGAATGGAAAAGGGCCGCCGCAGCGGCCCTTCCCGGGTTGATGGATTACGCCGCAGCGATCTTCAGCAGCTTGATCGCCTGGGTGTTACGCAGCTTGCCGCCCACGCGCTTGCGCACGTAGAACTTCACGAAGCCCGGCGTGGTGATCTCGTCGCGGGTGATGCGCATGCCCACGCGATCGCAGATCAAATAGCCTTCCTTGAAGTCGCCGAACGCCAGCGGGAACGCATTCGCGGCCAGCGCCGGCATGTCTTCGGCTTCGGTGATGCCGTAGCCCAGGAACGTGGCAGGCTGGCCAGCGGTCAGCGCCGGCTGCCAGAGGTAGCGACCGTCGCCATCCTTGTACTTGCGCAGCGCGGCCAGGATCAGCTTGCTGGTCAACCACTGGGCGTTGTTGCGGTAGCGCGCGCGCAGCGCGTAGACCATGTCGACGAACACTTCCGGGTTGCTCGGCAGCGCAGCCGCTTGGCCCGACGCCAGATACTGCAGCGTGCCGAAAGCGCGCGCCGCATCGGCCGTGGCCAGCGGGGCCGGGCCGCCCAGAATGCCGGTTGGCTTTTTGACGCCATCGCCACGGATGAATGCGATGCCCTCGCCAACTGCCATCGATTCCGACGCCGAGCTGGTGAGCCAGTCCTCAACGTTGAAGAACAGGTCGTCGAGCGATTCCTCCGATGCCTGCGGCTTGGCCGAGGCCATGCCGAAGGTCGGCGCCACTTCCACCAGGTTCGGTGTGTCGGTCTGGTTGCGGGTGTCGGTTTCGCCCACCCATTCGAAGCCGGCGCCGCCGATGTCGAACAGTTCCTTGTAATCGGTGCTGCCGACCTGGCGCACGGTGGCGATCTGGCGGATCGGCGAGATATCTGCCGACAGGCGCGCGATCGTGCGCTCGATCACTTCAGGCAGTGCGTAACCACCGCCCGAGCCGCTGCCAACGGTCGTCTGGGTGGCACGGCGCTCGCCCGGACCGGTATTGCCCTTCGCTTCCAGCGCCTGGAACGTCTGCTGCATGCGCTGCTCGCGGGCGAAGTCGCGTGGCGAGCGAATCCAGTCGTACAGCGCCTCCTTGTACTCGGCTTCTTCCTGGCTTGCGCCCTGCTCGCGGTCGCCGCCCGAGAACGCACCAGGGCGCGCCAGCTTGGTCTCGACCTTCTCCAGGCGGGACTTCTGCTCGGTCAGCGAATTCATCGCTTCGTCCATGCGCGCCAGCTTGGCGTCGAAGTCGGCCGTTGGCTTGCCGGACTTGATCGCCTCGATGCGATCATCGTTGGTCTTCTTGTATTCGGTGAATGCCGTGTTGATCTTGTCGATCGCCTCGGCGACCGAGCGCAGGGTCGGCTCTTCGCGCATTTCGTACGGCACGGCGGCCTTGGCCTGGAAGGCGGTGAAGTGCGCTGCCATCGTAACGGCCAGCAGGGTGGCCATGTGTTGGGTTTTGTTCATGGGTTCTTTCAGGAAGTGAGGGAAATGAGCAGCCGCTCGGCCGCCTTCATGGCTGCTGTCGCCTCATGAGCGTCCCGCTCATCCAAAGCGATGCGTTTGACCTCGGCGATCAACGCCTTGGCCGCGTCGGCCGAGAATCCTGCATCCCGCAGGGACTGCTCGGCTTGACGAATGGTTTTGACGCCGGCGACGTCGGCCGCCTTGATGCCGGTGATGCGCGACTTGTCGTTCGACGGGAAGGTGACCAGCGAGACTTCCCACAGCTCGACCTCGGTCAGCGTGCGGACATCCGTGTCTCGGTCGTATCCCCACTGCTTCGACACGAAACCGATCGACAGGCCGTTGAGCGCGCCCATCTTCATGAGCGCGTAGGCTTCGGCGCCTTTGACCGTGTCCAGGGCCAGCCTGCCCCTGATGAACAGGCCCTTGCTGTCCTCGAACATCTCCGTCCACACGCCGATCGGGGTCGTGGCATCGTGCTGCCAGAGCATTGCCGGCATGGTGCCGGCTGACCTGTGCGCGGCCAGAGTGATGGCGTAGGCGCCGGCCTCGATCACGTCGTCGTAGCTGTCGCGCACACCGAAGACCGAGGCGTAACCCTCGAACGTTCCGTCATTGCCCACCGCTTTCAGTTCGAAGGCGATGTTGCGGACCTCGCGACCGCCAGCACCGGACTTGAGCTCCAGGCTTAGCGGCATCGGGCGCTGCAGGGGACGCGGCGCCGGACGTTCCAGCGCGCGCTGTACTGCCACTACCAACTTACGGGGCATCGGGCGCAATGGCGGTTTCTTCATCTTCATTTCCTTGTTTGGTGCCGCGTGTCATGTTCAGCGGGGTCAGCGGTACATCCAGTCCGGGCAGCGGATCCATGCCTTCGCGCTCCCTGATCTCGTTCCCGGTATAGACCCCCAGTTCGATCATCGTGCGGGTCCACTGCGCGCGGGCCGCCATAGAGCCCTCGGTCAGGTAGCGGGTGTCGAATTCAACGAACAGCGGGCCAGAGCCGTCGAGCAGGGTTTCGTCCACCCGCTGCGTCCAGGCTTCGTGCCACGGCGCGAGCGTATGCTTCACGTGTGCCGCAAAAAACGCCTCCGAGCTGGCAAATGTTGCCGACTTGTCGTTGTGGCCGATCATGATGGGGAACACGCCGTAGCCGCGGCAGATTTCCTCGATCTGCAGCCGGCGCGTTTCGACGTGCTGGGCGTCGACGCCGGTACTGGCCGTCGGAGTCCACTTCGCAGCGTTATCCAAGACCAACGGGTCGCCGGCGCGCGCACTGCCTGCGAGCCGCTTGATCCAGGCGGTCAGGCGTTCGTGCTGCGTTTCGTCGAGCGTCCTGTCGACCGAGTAAAGTCCGCTCGGCCTCAAGCCGTTCTTGTGCATTGCGGCCTGGCTCTGCTCGGTGACCATTGCCAGGCCGATTGCCGAGCGCGCCAGTTTCACCGCGTCCAAGCTGCGAACCCAGTCCCACTGGACACCATTGAGAAGGAACACGTCGTCTGGGCCAAATTCGCCGATGAGGCCGAACTCGTCCCAACACCGGTAGACCAGTTCGTAGCGGGAATGGCGATACACCTCCCACCGCCCCGGCTCGACGGGAATCAGCTCGCGCACGCGCCGATTGTCGCCGCGCACCTTGATTGACAGGCCGGCGCCGCACAGCGCCGCATGCATCGTCATCTGGCGCCGCCATTCGAACGAGGTCTGCCATTCGTTGGGACGGCGAGCAAGCAGCCGATATTCGGGAATGTTGGTAGCGCGCTCGCGGCGGCCGTCCGACTTGTCGCGGAAAACTTCGATTTTAGGCGTCGCGCACCCGTCAGCGATGACCTTTACGCAGGCCAGAACCGTTGGCACCTGCAGCGCCGTGCGCTCGTTCACAGTCATGCCGCCAACAGTCGCGCCACCGCCGCCGCCTTCGATCAGCTTCATAAGCTGCTCGGCAGTGTGCTGGGCAGATTTGCGCCCGAGAATGCGATCGAAGAATTTCAAGGTTTGTCCCAAAATGATTTGACGGGCTCGGCCGCGCGGATGACAAGGGCAGCGGCCATCACGGCAGCGAGAATTACGTCGATGCGGCCGGTCGCTTTCTCCTTGTCGAGCTTGCGGCTGCCGGTTCCGTCCTGCACCGTCACCGCATTGCCGGCGCACATGGTGAGCACCTTGTGCCCGTTGTGTGCGATCTCGCCGTTGAGCAGCATCGTTTCAAA